CACCTATCAGCCATATGCCCAGCGCACCGGCGCCGCTTAATAGAGTTTTTAATAAAAAACTATCCGTTAAAGAGTTCCACCCTTCAAAAATAAACTTAGTGAAATAATCCATACTTTCTCCTCATTTAACCTTACCTAGACCATATACGCTACGCGCTATATTGGCCTTTCTCATATTGATTTTATCTAGTTGTTCCCTCTTTTGTTCGCCGCTCATGCGTTCATTGTTAATGATAGCCTTAGATGCTTTATTCAAACCTTTTAAGCTATCACTTGCATTTTTAAGTTTTGCAAACTCTTTAGCATCGTACCCTTCTGGGCGTTGTCCTGTGAGTTTAAACTCATTGTGTAGCTTTTCTTGTTCCTTATAATCATCATATACACGTTGCACGCTATTAGATGATTGATAAGGTGCCGCGGTAAACCCTCTTAACCCCGGTACCTCATACCATTTCTTAGATGCATTATTTTCTTTTGCCCCAGATACCGCATCAATACCGCTTAAACCTAACCCAGCAAGTCCGCCGCCGTACCCTCTTATTGTATTATCTACAATATACGGAGAAACGTTTATTTTATCGCCTACAAATTTTGCAACTTCGCTAGTATTAGCGCCGTACTGTAGGCGTGCCGGTAAGTTTTCTTGAGATTGCGGAATAATATCCCGTTGTCTGAATAGTGAATAATTGGTTGTTGCTTCAACAATAGGTATCATAGCCGTAGGCATGAAACTTGGCGCGAAACTATCAAATACACGTTCCCCAAAACCTTTAAAGCCTACGCCTTTACGGCCGTTCTTTTCGTCGTCCATGTACTGTAGCATACGTTCAAACGCCGTACCAAACAACACCCCAGCTTCAAACGGCTTAGGAATTTTATACATATTTTCCTTGCCCGGAATTATCCAGAATGTATCTTTTTCCCATTGCGGTATTTCTTGATAGCGCTCATCATCTTTATTCATGTACCATAACATAACGCTCGGTAAAGTGATATATAGCATGGTTTTAACCGTCATACCGCGCGGATCTTCTTTAAACGCACGGGCCATTTTGTCGGCGCCTTGAATTGTCGCATTAAAGAAAGCTATTACTTGGTTAGCCTTCTTTGTATTTGTACCTCTACGGCTAAAATCTAGCGTAATATCACGGCTTTCTAGTGCTGCTTCGCGTGCTGATAAAGGTTTTCTTTCTTTACCGAATAGGCGATTACCTAACCCAGTATAACCCTTTCTTGCATTGTCATATTCTGCCAATCGTGTTGCCATTTCTGTTGCTTCACTCATAGCACGCAACGCTTCAATAGGGTTTTTAACTAGCTTTGTAAACTTGCTTTCACGCTTCATAATATCGCGTAATTGACCGCCTAAATAGTCGCGGTCTAAGGATACCATTGCCGCATGTGCTGCACCAGATTTCTTATATTCCCAATACGCTTGCCCTTTCTTTAGGTACATAGATAAACCTTTGAAAGTATCAACAATAGGAATGAACCCATGTTTAGAATAAATTGCCGCGCCTATCATATCACGTACAGGATTTCGCAAGATAAATTCTGGTGATAATGTAGCACCAGCGCGCAACCAATTCGCCGGATAAGATAAAACCTTCATAATCATGCTCGATTGTTCTTTATCTAGCATACGCATAGTTTCGATAAGTTCCGGTGTTGTTTCATACGTTACTTTTTCGCCGTTTTCCCAAACGTTAAACGTATTATCCGTTTTCGCCTTATCGCCTTTTACACGTTCCACTATTTGCCCTACGCCGTTTTTATCGGCAAGTTTTGCAAATGTACGCCCAACGTGATTGCGTTCTACTGCGTTATAGAATTGGAACGTATTTTTTACGATGCTTTCCAACGGATCTATAATATCGCGCGTACTACCTTTTAACCGTTTGACCGGACTAGATACATCAATAAAACCCTTGCCACCGGACAAGAACGATTGCATTCCTACGTCTGACATATCACGGAAGAACGGAATATAATGTGGGTACATTTTACGCATTGTATGATATGCCTTAACCGTTAGCATACCTTCTTTAACAAGCATCTTTAATAGATAATCTTGATATTTATATATTTCTTTAGCTGCCTTTTGGAAGCGTTCGTTTCCGGCGTGCCTACCTAGTACGGCAGCGTCTTCGGTGTATTCAAACGTCGCTTTCTGTTTGTTTTTGTGTAGGTCTAAATCGTGTAAGGCTACCAAATATGCGGAAAAATCTTTGTGTTCATTCTTCCCGATATCTTTAAGAATATCTTTAAATGCCGGTATTTTATATTCTGGTACACCGTGTTCTATTAACGCTTCCGCCTTACCAACCCAGCCACGTGCTAACCACGCTTGCATATATGGGTTATCATCAAACGAAATCTTTTCGCCTGTTTCGCGTTCGACTTGTTCGACTAAATCCTTCAGCGGGTTTAATTCATCAACTAACTTGGTGTAAACTTCGCCCATTGCTTTCTTGATAACGTCGCGCGTTTCACCACGTTTAACCGCATCAATAGCTTGGCTTACTTTACCTTTACTTTCAAATGAAATACTACCCTTAATACGTTCCGCCCCGCCTTGACGGTGCCATTCATGAACTAATTGAGATAATTTATTCGTGATGCCGTTTAATTCCGGTTCTTTTGCAATCGCTTCCGTGAAATGCTTATAAAATTCTGGGAATTCGCGTTTAGCTTTGGCGCGATCGCTTACGTAGTCATGGAAGAATTCCGCATAACCTTCGCCACGTATTCCGTCCATACCTAACTTATTGTAGGCTTTACCGAAACGGTCTTGTACCACCCGATTAAATTCGTTGTTAAAGCGTGGTTCATTACTGAATTTAAAATAGTTATCCACATAATGCCCTAGTTCGTGCATGATAACGCGGAAATCGCCATAATCACCGCTACGAATTACATCGGTTTTCGGGTTATACCAACCGCCAACGCCTTTTTTACCCAATCGGCCACTTTTAACACGTTGATTAAACAAGGTATTAACTGCATCTATGATTTCCTTACGCGTTACGCTTCGCCCTAATCGCTCCACTTCGTCAACGCCAGTATGCGGTGTATCCTTACCTTTTACGTTATATTGTAAAGGTTCTGTAGGTGTAACGCCCTTGCTTTCCAAATAACGATTTGCCATTGCTTCGTTGCCGTCAAATGCTTTTACTACGGCTTCGTGTACTTGTTCATGCGTTGCGTGTTCAAGTAGTTGGCTAGGTTGCTGCGCGTATTTGCTCACGCCACCTTCTGCCGGTTCCGCTTTTAGCGTTTTAAGTTCTTGCGTATCTGCAATAAGTTCAGCAGCGCGATCCGTACGAACGCGTTCCATATATTCGTTATTCAGTTTTTCGACTGGTACGTCTAAAGCTTCTGATAATTTGACTTTTACCGCATCAAGTTCAGCTTTCGGAATATCCGGCTTTGTTGCCCGGTTCAAGTCTTTTAAAATTTCCGTATTAGAATTAACTTTATTTTCTAATTCCGTAAATCTTGTTTCAGATGCATCATGTTTCACAACGTCTTTTAATTCATTTACGATTGTTTCGCGTGCTTTTAATGGTAATTCATCAATAGCATTTTTCAAACTTACGTTTGGCGCATCTTCTTCGTATCTGAATTTACTGTTTACATCGTTTTCAATCGCATTTTCTTGAATTCTAGGTTTTTCACCCTCTACAAATTCAGTATTCATGCGGTTTTCTGAACGAAATTCGTTTATTTCGCCTGTACGGTCCGTTTCGCCTTCGCCTTGATAGTTTATACCTAAATCTTCGTTTTTAACCGATTTTTTATCGGTATTTTCTACCAAACTGTTTAAATCTGAATGCGGTTCTTCGGTTTTTGACATTTCCCGTTCTATGAATTCATCTCGAAACGGTTCATCATGACTTTTATAGTTAGGGTTTAGCGTTTCATCTTTGAACGATACATCACGTGGTCCGTTTTCGTATTTACCATAATTACCTTTGAATGTGTTTTCTGCGATTTCCGCGCGCATTTCATCATGTGCTACCGCTGGATCTGGTCTTTCGTACTTCTCACGAACGATACGTGCCATTTCCCCCGGTGTTGCATCTGGTCTTGCGCGCATTGCTTCAAGTGCAGCGCTTTCGGTATTGTGTAATTCCCATACGCTGAAATCAACTTGCGTACGCCAATCCCACGGATCTAATCCCTTACGCTCCGCAAATTTCAATAAACCATTTTCGCCGTTCAATCTATCCCCAGTAAATTGAACTAAACCACGGGAACCGTAGCCGTCGCCACTTGTTACAGTTGTACTAAAATTACTTTCAGCGCCAATATTACCAGTCATGGCGGCCGCTTCGACGTCGCTCAAACCATTCTGGCGATATCGGTTATATATATCCGCTTGAATATTCCCTGTTTCACCTTCATAGGCTTGTCCACTCAATGCATCTTCGGAGTACGCACGCGGTTCTACTGTATTTGCAGCATCTTCCGGTACAGGAATATCTTCAAATGCATTATACATAACCCCTTCTTGCATGCTTGGTTCTTCTTTTCGGAAGCGTTCCCCAATATCTTCAAATGCATTAGATGCCTTTTCTTTGATATGTTCACTAACACGCCCTACACGTTCACCGATTGCGCCAGATACCTTTTTAGGTGTTACGCCTTTAACCATACCAACCGGTAAAAATACATCGTCCCATAAGTTAGTAGGGTTCATGGCAATATTTTTGGCGAACTCGCCCGGATTATCAACTAAACGCCCAACCGGTTCCGCAATCGGATCTACTAAAACATTTTTTGCCGTAGCAACATATTTATTCCCTAATATCCCGTCCGGTGCCGTTCCTTCGTTTTCTGCCGTTGCATTGGCATCGTACATTTCGGCAGCATCAGCAATAATCGTAGGCGCGGCCAACGCACCCGCAACCACTCTGACATTTGGCGGTACATACGGCGTAATAGCTAGATATCCAGCCGGCTTGCCAACTGCGGTATTGTATGTTTCAACCCTTGCCTTGTTTAGGCCCGGCGTTGCATGTTCATCTATAAAACCGCCGTTATCGTCAAACGCTGAAAAATTATCACCATTAGCTTCAATGGCATAAGCAGCACTTTTAGAATACTCATTACCTAGATTATTTGATTTGTTTAATACATCATCTTTCCAATTTGATAATGTATTACCTACATTGTCATTGATTTCCTTACCGGTTTTATCAATCCATTCAATATTGTTTTTTACGCCATTAGCAACATATTCGGCATTGTTTTTAACGCTATCCCAAAAAGTAGGCTTGGGCGCGTTGCCTACTTCATAACCGTATTCGGTTGTAATATCTTCAAAGGCGTTGTTATTATTTCCAACCGCCTTGCCGTATTGGCCTGTAATATCATCAAACGCACCCATAGCTTACCCCTTTTATTAATATGATTTTAACCACGATTTATACTTGCCGTATCCGGCCGCATCAAGTTCCGCTGCGATTTGTTCGTCCGTCCAGCCTTGCGCTGATAGTTCGTTCATTCGCTTAGATACTGCTACTTGTTCTTCGCTTGAATATGTCGGTTGCCGTTTAACCGTTGGCGCTCCCGGAGTTGCACCGCCAGCAGTAGGCGCACCGCTTAATGCGCTTTGTAATTGCCCATAATAAGGACTTTCTGTTTCTGTCTTATCTGGGTTAGCTTTTACCCATGCAGTATGCTGCGCGGATAACGTACGTAATACTTGTGCATTATATCCGCTTGTGCCTGTTTGTGTAGCCGTTGCCGGTTTAACATGAGTACCTACATATTTCATGCTTCCATCTGTACCAACAATATACGTTTTACCGTCTGGCATAACTTTAATATTTTTAGCACCGAAATTACCAATGTTTTTCATTTGACCGTCCGGAGTCATTACGATAACTTGGCCGTTCGCAAATTGTTTTGTTTCAACCTTGCCATAACCGCCCATATCTTGAATAGTACCGTCGCCCATGTTGTAACGTACAATATGGCCGTTTTGCGCACTACTAAATTTATAATCCGGTTTATCAAGTGCTGCAATAGAATTCAAGTTATTCATATCAATAGTGCCAGCGCCTACTTTACCCGCTAGATAGTTGTATCTTGCAACGGCTGGCGCCAAACCTTTAACCCGTTTCGTGTTGTAGGTATCTACAACCGAATTGCCGTCTTTATCCTGTGTAAATACAAGATTATTCATGATTTGTTGGCGCATCGGTTCAAGTACCTTTTCTTGGTACTCGTTTACTTGTTGCGCGTACATTGTGCTTACATCATTTTGATATTGATCGCTTGCAAGGCTTTGGGCAGTCTTGAAATCAAAACCAGCTTTAACTAGGGCGAGTGTATTCGCCCCTAGTCTTTTACGTGCTTCACTTGTTACGGTTGCTTTATCTGGTATAGAGTATTGGCCCGGCGCTTTATCCTCGTTGGTATTACCACTTTCTACCAATTTGGGCGCCCCATGAAAAGGGTTGTTTGCCCTTTGTTGCATCATTTCTTGATATGATTGCGGTACCCCTGTATTAATACCAGTATTGTTTAAGTTTTGGAAATTCCATAACCCCGTATTTTGTTGTGGTTGTGGTGCTTGCTGCGGTTGTGCCTGTAACTGTTGTTGTAACGTAGGACTTGGCGCATTAGCATAACCAGTAAAGCGCGCATCATTAATCGGCGTTGGTGCCGGTGCATCTGTGTTCGCTTGCATTGGTTGTGCTGGCGCTGCCGGATTTTGACCACCCCATAAACCAACGTTATTTTTCTGCATCAAGTTATTGGCAATAGGGTTATTAGAGTTAGCCAGTAACTGGTTGATTTGCCCCGCGCTATTAGGTTGTTGCATACCCATTCCAGCCATACGGTTATTGTTATCCATGATTTGCGGAGTGTTGGCGTCTTGTTCCCCGCCACCACCGCCACCGCCTAGCATAGACTGGTAACCCTTAGCCATTTTGTTATTTTGTAGCGCCCCTAAACGATGCGAAAAGTATTGCCCGGCTAGTTCGCCCAGTGCCGCCCACGGTTCAAAGTCTTTAACGTAGATAACGCCCATTGTGTTATTCCTCTACTTTCTCAACTTCTTCTGTTGCTTCCTCTACTGCTTTTTCTTTCTTAGATTTTTTAGTAGCTTTCTTTTCTGGCTTTTCTTCCGGAGTTGCTTCCGGTGCTTCGGCAATAGCTTTCAATTCATCTTCATTGATACCTTCCGCCATAATGCCGTTAGCATAGAATAAATTATCACCAGTACATTGCAATTCGTATACGTGTTTAGTTTCGCCAGTGGCTTCACATACAGTAACTACTTGATAGCCATGTACCGTCATAATTGGTTCGCCGATTTCTAGCGCTTCAACCAATTTCAAACCGCTAGGAGTTAATACTTTTTCGGTTGCCGTTGTTTCAACTTGGCAATCAATAGTATGTAATTGATATGTTTCTTTATCGCCCATATCATGCAATGCGATTACATCATTAACCGCGCCCAAAGTGATAACTGTATCACCATTAACAAATGTTTCGATTGCCTTGCCACCTTCTGGCGTTGCAATTTCTGTACCTTCTGCGAAGCAAAAACCTTTCATGAGTCCTCCAAAGAAACCGCCGCTGCCTTGTTTAACCATTGTTTGTGCTGGTTGTGCTAGACCATAGCGTAATTGCATAAATTTAGTAAGTAAATCTTCTTGATCCGCGTTATTCAACTGGCTCATAGAATAGTAATCTTTAGCCGGTTGAATAGCTGCGCTTTGTGTTGTTGCGCCTGTATTAATAGGGTTTTGCGCTAACCCTTCGCGTTGACCTACTAACCCCGCTACGGTGCCGGCGTTGTTCATTTGATTTGCGTATCCTTGATTTAACAAGTTCGCTTGATTGATAATGCCGTTTTGTTGGTTGTTGTAGGTGTTACCCCATAACCCCATTTTTGCACCGATACCACTTAAATTATTATTAAGTGCTTGGGTGTTGAGTGCTGCCGCTTGACCTAAGTCATTTGAATATTGCGCCGCAAGTGTATTTGATGCGTTCTTGCTAATATCATTCAATGTACTATCTGTGATAGATGAATTAACAATACCGCGACTTGCTAACCCAGAAACCGCATTACCTACAGTTGCCTGTAAATCATTGTTGAGTGCTTGCCGTCTAGCATCTGCATAAGCCGTAGGTAGTTGGCCGTTTGTAATGCTATTCATAGCACTTTGATTTTTAAGTAATGCGCCGTTATATTCATTAGCCAGTTGGTTTGCGCCGTTGTTCATAGTATCAACGCTTGCCGCCAGTTGATTTGCGTATCTGGTGTTATCCGTTACATTCTTAGCGCCGGCAGTTGTTACTTGGTTTTGTAATGCCGCTAGTGCATTTTGATTGCCACGGTTAGCGCCTAAATACGCATTATACATGCTGCCGTATTCTGGCGTTATTACATTATTCAAGGCCTTATCGCCCATACCTTGCAAGGTGTTGGCGCTTTGATTGGTACTATTTATCCAATTCATCTGACCTTGCAATAGTTGTTTTTCGTCGGCCGTTGCTTCCGGTAAGTTAGCATTTATATTCTGTACCTTCGACTTTTTACCGCCTCCGCCAAATAGTTGCAAGTTAAAAGTGAACATGCTTTTCCTTTCTACAAAGTCGCTTCAAGGTGTTTACGCACCGTTTTTAAAACTTTGTAATCAAAACCATTATAGGAATAGTCCATAGTTGGAACACGTTCCATGTTCCACTTTTTAATAAAACCGCGCACGCTGCGATGTGTTGCCGTTACAATTACATCAAGATTATTCAACTTCATCACTTCAACAATATACTTGCCTATTACTTTCATATCACCGTATGTTTGCCAGATAGTAAAATATCGTTCACCCTCATGTTCGTTGATACTCCAGAATAGGAACCCCGCATTAGGGAACCATTTAAAGTAGTAATTATATTTATCTTTGTAATTGTTGTTTTCATCGAAATAAAAACCTTCAAGGCTGATACGTTCGCCCGTGCGCCGTTCATAGTCTTTTATCATATGTTCTAAGCTATCAAGCTGCATTGTTATTCCCCTATTCGTTCGATTTTGAATTTAATATCCTGATACAATCCACTTTTATATCCATCGTATACACCCGGAATTTTTACCCATATTCTATGAATATTAACCTCTTGGTTATACCATACAGTAACAGGTACTTCTTGACTTGTATTCATAATAAATTCTTCTTCGTCATGCCGGTATATCGGCTTATTTACGTCGCGATAACCTTCTACAAAGTCATACGTAACTCTATATTTACCTTTCGGTAAAAATACGTTTTCTGTATACTCGCCGTTACGTCTACCGTTTTTAACCCATGAATATGTTGTAAATTCAACCGGTTCATATTGTATGGAATACGTTCGGCCGTCTTTTTCTATTTTCAGCGGTGTAGATGCATCGCCATAACGCGCGTAATAATCACGCCCATTAAACGGAACCGTTATATACTTTCCACGCGTTACGCTTTTTTCTTCATGCAGTCCGAAACGATATATTTGGCTATTCTTATACAGTACTAGATTAGGCATATTATTCCACCTTCAACTTCGCGCCATTTGGGAATGTTAGCGTATTATTGTTTTCAAATGTTGCGATACGTTGCCATTCTGTAGCCATGTTTGAATTGTTATCAAACCGAATAAACGCCGCCTTAGTGTTAGCAAAATAAAGTTGAGAGCCTAATACGCGGGCATCGCCTGTATTCCATGAGAACATAGCGCCGGTTCCCCAATATTTGGAACCCCATATGCTGTACTGGTTGCATTCACCGAATGTAAAACCACTATAGCCAATACTATTTTTAGCGTAATAATCTAAATCAATAGAATTACCAGTAATGCCCGGAACCTTTAACGTACCCGTCATAGTATCACCGGACTTTTTAACGTTTTGCGTTGCGATATCAGCCGTTGCCGCACTTGTCGCATTATCCGCACGAACCGCATGCGTTGCTTCTGCTACTGTATCATTTTTACGATAATAAACACTACTTAAACCATTTACAGTATTAGCGATTGCCGTTAATGTACGGCTTGGGTTGTTGGTAAAGTCAGCATCACCAGCAATCTTTTTAATAGCTTCCGCCATTTTATTGAGAATGTCAGTTAGCATATAGTCTTTACCGTCTACCGTGCGTTTACCTATCACTGCATCGGTTGCCGTATTTAAGTATGGATCATAATACTTAATCGACTTAACCCGCGTTGCATCTGTTACTACAATAGCCACTACCACGCGCAAAATGTTTTTCCAGTACGTACCCGTGTACACGTTCATTTTTTCGTTTGTGGTGTTGTAATACATTTTATCCGTAGCCGCTGCCGGTGCATTAGGCTGGCGCAACGGTTCAAGCGTTGTACTGCCATAAGTTAAACCACCAGATGCGGAACGTTCAATATATAAATATGATGTACTGTTAGCCGGTAGGCTCCATGCGCTTTGTTTACGGTTAATTGTTTGAATGTAATCCACCGCGCCATAATCGTTGAAGCCGTCCGCAAATGAAACAAGAACAGGTGTTTGACTGCCGTCAATCATTACGCTTAAATTATCGCCGGTTAAGAAGGAAAATTCTCCATTGCTCACTTTACCACTTAACACGCGATTACGTAGGCCACCGCCACCACCGCCGCCAGTACCACCACCGCCGGCTTTTAGTTCCATTTGTTGCGCAATATTTAACAGTTCATCACGGTTCTTTTTGATACTTTCCGGAACTGTATCACCCTGTGGCGTAATATCCAAAGGGTATTTTTCTTTATATGCCATGTTTAAACCTCTTCATACGTATAATCTAACTGGCGTAACGAAATAGCGCCCTTTTGAACATTGATTTTGAATTGTACATTACGGTTAGCACCGCCACCAATTTTATAAGCCTTCGTGTATTCGTTGACGTTCATCAACGCTTTATAATCGTAGGTCTTGAAATTAGCATAGTAGGTTTTAACCACCTTACTTGCGAATTCAATCGGCTTAGGTTTCTTGTTTGAAATGCCAATAGTACCGTATCCGGGTATTAAGTTATGCGTTACAAAGTTGTAATTCATGATTAATATGAACTGTCTTGTTGCAAGCCTATTACCGCTTACTATTGACGTTTGAATTTGTACGTCATCATCGGTATCTATCGTTTCATCTAAGATGCCAATCTTATTGCCGTATGCTACGTATACTTCTTTATCTACGTTCACCGCATCATTGATATTGTGCGTGAATTTTCTTGATGTAAAAACTCCGCGCCCGTCCTCATAACGTGGCAAGTAGTGATATATAAAGACCGTATCGCCGTTATATGGCTTTATCCAAATTTGCTTACGGCTGGATATATGCCATACATCGCAATCTTTTGTAATGTACTTCAATAGGTATGAATTAATGTTCAGTCCAGTTTCAAACGGTTGTATTTCTGCATAGGTATTAGTAGGCATAAAAGACATGAACCCTTGATTGCCTAAATAATAGCTACGATCATCAATGCTTAATGTTGCACCGCTACAGTAACCAGTAGAGGATAAAGGGTACACGGTTAAATTCCGCGCATCTGGTGTACCAATCACTTGATACACGCGCCCGTATTCCTTATATACGATGATTGCACGCGATAGGAAATCAACGGCAATAATACTGCCTTGGTCTTTATAGCCAACGTCTACATACTGCGCGCTTGATGCATCATTGTTGTTATGGTTCCATTCGTTGTAGTCGCCTACGGCGCTCCAGTTCAACCGATGCGATTTAGTGGAAGCAATCAATACACGCCCCGAATGGCTCGATACAATATCACATACCGGACTTTCTATCGTTGCCAATTTACCAGCACCGGAAATAACTTGCAACTTATCGCCGCTTGCTATGAGGATATCGCCACCGAATGCGTGATATTTCGGCTCATTTGTACCGTTTAATGTGCCTAGTAATTTATGTGTACTGAAATCAGTTTCGTATAAATTACGGCCACTAGAAAAGTACCACTTATTACGGTATACGTCATAATACAAAGTTTCGACTGGTTGCCCAAAATCATACATAATACGAACGCCCGGAACAGTACGGAGTGCGTTATCCGTCCTATCGAATTCGCATTGTCTAGCCTGTGTTAAGGCTTGCACGTCGATATTTTCTGGCGGGTTGCTCCAATCAAGGCCCAATCTGAAACCGTTTGTTACGGCTACTTGTTTTACGCCCATTACACTATACCCCGTGCCACCTTAATTTGTTCTGTGATGTAGTCTATGAACTGCTTATCATAGGCGGCGTAATCAGTCATGAGTGATTTCTTCTTTACCATGAAGGATACTAACTGCACTAGATAGCTATGAAAGAATTCAGAAAACGGTATAGTATCGTCCATTTCGTCAACGTGATTTTTACGTACGCTATAGAATACTTGCTTAACCGTTTCACCGTCATAGGTTTCAAACGTTCCGTTTACGATGCGGATAGGATAACCACTCTTAGGAACGAACCCCATAAAATCGGACGGTACGCCTTTTAGGTTTGGTATATCCGTATTCTTAACTACTTCACAATCTTTAATACTAACTAGAATGGTTGTTAGCCAGTCAATAGCTGCGTTGATGTACTGGATATATTCCAACTGTTCATCTAGTATTTCGTTTGACTCTACATTAACTAGAGTAATCAGTTCTCTTACAACCATAGTTCCAATACCCTTCCGCAATTACGCTTTCATTGTTACCTAAACCTTCATTAATTGATTGCAATGCACTAACCATATTGCCAGTAATACCGGTTATATCCATGTTCATTATGCGATATACGATGTAATCAACTAACAATGTTTCTAATTCTGCCGGTAGTCCGCTTTCATCATCTAGCGTTTTATATCCGGCGGTCTTTATATAATCAACGGTTATTTTCTGCTCGCGATCCGCATCAAACACAACCGTTTGTAAATTCAATACATGATACCCTTGCACTTCCGCATTATCTGCTTGTACCTTCAATACTCCGATACATTGAAACGGCAGCACGATGCGCCCCGTTCCTCTATCTTCATACGTGGCAGTTGCAAGGCTAGGGCAATATTGGCTAATTAAAGCGTTCAATAGGTGATTACCTTCGTTGTAATACTCTAACAAATGGTACGGAGTATATTGCTCCTGTGGTGTATCGCCTATTTGCATGAACGCCCTATTTACTATTTGTTTTACGTTCATATTCACCCCATATAAGAATAAAGGCGGGTTTTACCCCGCCTATTATAATTAGCGTTCTACTACGCCACCAGTCATTACTTGAATGCAGCCGTAGTCTTTACTATTGAATTGAGTTTTTTCAACTGCACCATAGAACGCAATGCCGTTACCGGCGATATTGCCGTAATCGTCCATTTGTTCAATGTGTTTCGCTGGTCTTGCTACTGCGAAACATGCCGCTTGTTTGCCCAACAATAAGTTATGGCATACATTCGCACTAGATGCGCCTGTGCTATCGGATAATACGCGTTCGTATTCGTAAAGAATAACGCCGTCATATTCACCTAATGCGCCTGTGAAAATAGGGTTTTTAGAACCGCGAACATTTGCGTTTTGTTGCGCTGCCAACCATTTTGGATCATCTTTTAAATCACGTGCTGCCCACGGAGAAACAAGCATAATGTATTTATCCATGCCGTCAACCTTAATTGGTTGTACTTTTGGCGCATGCATCATCGCTTTGCGTTTAGCACGGGAAATAATTGTAGTTGTTAATTTATCATTTGCCGTAATGCTGGATTGTGTTCCGGCAGCACTTGCATATACTGCTTCACCACTAGAAGATAAACCGCTAAATTGACTTAGCTTGCTAATTAACTTGTTATCTAACCAATCAGAAAGCCATTGTTTTAACGCACCTTTGATTTCTTTCAACATGTCGTATTGTGTTTTTTGGTCGTCCGCTTCATAACGGGAAACCGCATTACGTACAAGTTGAGTTTGTACTGTGAAATCGTAAATGTTTAAAGTATCTTCGGCGCCAGATAATTTTTGTCTATTACCTTCAACACCGTTGCCGTTAAGGTTCATCATCAAACCGAATACAACGCTATCGCCTTTTACATTTTCTAAATCTTTGTTCTTATGTACAACGTTGGAACCGTCCAATGCTGTAAACTTATCAAAATAGCTATCTTTTAAGCCTTCGTGCCATACTTTTTTTGCCCATACTTTAGGAACTAAAGCCGTAGGAATATTAACTTGATTTCTTTGGTCTGCCATTGTTTACCTCTTATAATTCGTCAAAATATTTGCGTACATCGTCCGGCAATGCATCAAGGTTGCCTGTTTGGTACGCTTTCAAAATATCTTCTTCCGTTACCTTGTTAGGTGTAGGAACGCCACCATTTAACGCGCCAGCTTTTGGCAACGTCGCCGCAACTTGTAAAGGGTTATTCGGTACTTCGGTATTTGTCGCCCGTTCATTTTGCAATTCTGTTACAAATTTCCTAATGGTTTCAAAATCGGCTTCTGTACCTTCGCCAATATCTACGCGATAAAAAGCATCATTAATCGGTTGTGCATCGCGCATCGTCATTCCGTTTAGCTTTTCTAATCCACGTTGATATAATTCCCCAAAGTTCGGCAATGATTTAATTTCATTTACGAAATTTAAATTTGTTTGTCGTTGTTGATGTACTGCCATTTGCTGATTAGTAATTGTATATTCTGCATTGGCTTCAAAACGAATGAAATCGTTATATTTCTGTACATCTTCAAACATAAGACTTTCTAAATCTTCTGCCGTAATATTAAAGCGTTTCAATGCTTCACGGCGTACAAAGTCGCGAATATTTGATACTTCTTCTTCTGGCAATGTAATTGGCCGTTGTTGTGCTTCGTATTGTCTAGCACGTTCCTCCGCCGCTTTACGTCTTGCGCGTTCCTGTGCAAGTGCCGCCTTTAAGTTATGATCGTTCGCATGTGTTTCTTCCGTATCTTCGTTAGTGTTCGGCGCTTCCGGTTCTACTTCCGCATCATTCGCATCACTTTCTACTGTATCAGTTGTAGAGGGTTCATCTGGTGCAGTTTCCTGTGTATCCGTTTCTTCGGTTGTTTCCAGTTCAACGCCCGCGTTTTCTAAATCCTCCGGCGTGAAACCAGCTTCTTCGATGTTTACTAATTCGTCTTTCATATCAAATACCCCTTATGCCTTTTAACGTCATTGCCGGACGAATATAAGAATATGGCAGTTTAACGCCGTTACCGGGCGATAATGTATAAGCAAGCCTTTTAACGCCGTTACTTAGGGCGAAATGTATAAAAACGCCCCAATACGGAGCGTTTATTATTGTGTTGATAGTTTATATTACATAGCGCCTAAATCGTTCATAGGCGGTAAAATTGGCGGTGCATTTTGAATGTTTGGTTGTTTACCTTTCAAGGCTAACCGTTCCGCCATAATTTGTTGCGGTGAAATCTGTACGCCTAGCGTTTGTAAGTACATACTCAATGCTTCCGCTGGCATATCGTCTAAGCTGCCACTAACACGCAATTCTGGTAGTGCTGGTTTTTCTGCTGCTTCTTGCATGCGTTTCTTAACTGTTTCTTTTTCTGGGAAGTCCATGAAATCAAGAATGATATCCATAGGAATATCAACGCCGGATTTCTTAGCTTCTAATAATTGATAAAGGTTAGCACGTCTTGCCGTTGCGCTTGCTTGGCTTGTAGTAATTACGATATCAAAATCAAAGGCGGATAGATCATAAAGAACTTGTTTTATCGGGTTGCCTTCTTCGTCGCGCATCGGTTGCCCTAGTGCATCGGTTAATACTTGTTCTTGCATCGGTTGATTTAAACCCGGTTTAATCTGTACAAATTCCTTTTGACCGTCATCGCCCATAATGCGCATCGCTTTGGCTTCGTTGTAGAATTGCGGAATTAAACCCGGTGCGTTTTTCTCGCCCCATAATAGCTTAACAATTTGGCGTTCTGCTTCCTTCGACTGTTCAAAGATGCCAGCCGTTTGAACGGTTGTTACAGATTGACGTAAATCAATAGCCTTGCCACTCATAGCGCCTACGCTACCGCTTAGGCTTTCCGGAGTGATGCCACTAATTGAATAGAAGTCATTGCTTGACTGTTGTTCAAGGCTAATATTGATATTGCTATCCATTGCCGGCGTTCCGTCTGTGAATGATACGCCCGGCGGTAGGAATATATTTGCGCCCGGTTTTGTGCTTTCCTTCTTAATCGTCTGTTTAAGTTGTTCCGTGAATTGACCTTGCCAGAATTTCACACCTAAAGACTGTTGATTAACAACGTGCATGCGTTGGCTTCGGTTTTTGTTCAGTTCCCTTTGTGCATCTTTAATATCACGCACTACGCCAGCCGGTTCTAGTTCATCGTCTACCAACTCGCCGGTATAGTAACAATATTCACGCACTAACGGAAATTTACCGTGCTTATAAGGACTTTCGCCCTCTTCAAGCAGTACATCATCGGCGAACGTCGCATATCTGATTTTAGTATCTGGAATACTTGTAGGCTTCTTGCCTGTAGCTAACAATACAACGAATAGCGGGTTAGCTTCATCAATTAACCCCTCTTTTGTCATGAATACGTTTCGTTTACCGTATTCTTTATACCAGTACTGCACTACACGAATTTTATTGTAGTTGTTGTTATACCATAAGGCCTCACCGTCTACCGTTTCAACTATGCCGGCTTCTTGTTCGGTATCATCGTATTTATGTTTAAGTGCATCAATTTCATTAATCTTATCCGGATACACTTGCTTTAGTTTAGCGGAGCTTTCCCAACTATAGCGCCCTACATATTGCGCATCGCTTAAATCGTCTTTCTTACATTCCGGATCTACAAACGCATCAAACGGAGAAACACGTTCAATCTGAATAGTACCGTCTAACTTTGTATAGTCAAATTCATAACTTACCCAGTAATTAGCTAAACCGCAAATAATCTTATCGCGGAAACATTTCCCCTTATTGCGTTGATAGTTCGCACGGTCTAAACAGTATTTTGTGATACCTTTAGCGACGCGACTAATTCTATCATCTTCTTCAGAACGTGGTAAGAAATCCGGTTCTGTTTCATTCTGTGATGCATAACCGCACAACAGATTAATCACCGGTCTAATTCTATTAATCGTGATTGCTGGCCGTCCAGCTTCGCGCATCTTCTTTAAATCGCCGTCTTGCCATTGCTTACCTTGCATAAATGCAAAATCTTCGGCAGCAGCCTTGCGCCATTCTGACGTGGCAGCTAATGCACTTTTTACATTTTGTTTTGCTTCATATATATCAAAAGTAGTTTGTTCTATGTTCATTATTCCACCATTTCAGAACCATATATCATATCGTACATTTGTTCTAATTGCCATTGCGGCATTGCTTTTGCAAATTCCGCCAGTTGTGCATCTGTATATTTCGCCGGAATAATAACGCCCTTTTCTTCACGTTCGCCGTATTCCGATTTTAAAACTCTAAAGGCGTAATCACGCAACGCCCTTTCACTCATACGCCCCATGCGCTTATATCTCCTTCGCTATCGTCAACATATCTATAACCGTCATTAAACTCCTTATTTGGTTTAACTGATTTAACTGGTCTTGCCATGCACATATATCGCACCGCATCGTATGCATGATCTTCTTGCTTTGTATCTACATCTTCCACTTTGATTTTGTCATAAGTTAAAGCTGGCAAGGTACGTATTAAGTGTACGCAATTACTAAATATCTTTAGCTTGCCTTCTTTTAAGCGTTGATGCACTTGCATAAGTCCGGCTTGTCTATCATTATCAGCACGCACCCAATACACTCCTTCCGTTGCGAATATTTCCGCAATCGTTGGGCCGTCATGGCCTGTACGTTGCCATATAGCGGGATCTGCAACGCCTTGATAGTCTTTTAAGTGTTCTATCTTTTGTGCAACTTCCCGCGCCGTTTCCTGTGTACCAGTATCTGGCATACCCAGCTTACACCCATAATATTCACCAGTAATATATAATACGTCGTCATAATCAACCGCATAAGAATATACTGCATATGGTTTCATATATCCCCAGTCCATTGAACGATATCGTTGCCAATGATGCGGTATTTCAAATGGTTCTATAACATGCTTATCGGTGCGGAATTCTGTAAATACTTGACCTTCGAATATATTCCAATCACCTTCTAAATACGCTTTACGCAGTTTTTCCGGTAATGTGTTAAGTGCATCTATATAATTCTGTGATAGATGCGGGTTATCACTTGCCCTTGCTTGTATGTACGCAATCTTATCGGCGAATGGTTGCATTTCCTTTGTGAAGTTTCTATCAATGAATAAGTCTTTAACCCACATATGACCTTTACCGCCCGGGTTAGTTGCTGCGATTAATTTCGTATCATTGATACCAGTCCAACGGAGCCGCATACGCAAGAAATCGAACACGTCGCGACTATTCAAGGTTAATTCATCAATAGCAATAGCAGCGAATTCGCTAGAAAGATATTTACTAGGTTTATCCAGATTACGGAAACATATCACGCCGCCGCCTAATTCATCATTTAATGTGAATTCATGGTTACTTTCTTTATAAGTTCCTAGCCATTCCGGAAACTCCATTTTGATTTTAGATATTTGACGATCATCTAAACTTGGATAATCTTCACAAAACAACCCAACGCGTATGCCTTTAATTCCCGTTTGAATAAACCAGTCAATCAAAAGCCATATTAAACCCCAACGGAGTATATATGATTTGCCACCACCAGCAGCGCCACCATATAGCGTATATATGTTACTCTTTACCGCTCGCAAGAATTCTTTTTGCTTAGGTGTTGGACGTATTACATCGCGAAACAGATTTGTTTTACTCATCTGTATCACTATTCAATTCATTATTATCAATAACCAACTTAACGGCGCTTTCTGTTGTGATTTCCTGTTGTATCTTATCGCGCCATTCTTTAGAACGTCGATTTTTAAGCCAGAAAATCATAGCCGTTGTATTTCCTTCAAGTGCTGCTTTATAAAGTGCATTTTCAACTTGTATGTCTGCTTCATCTTTACCTATTTTTAGGGCGTTCGATATTTTGGGCGACTTCTTACGCCATTCCCATAAGGTAGAAACTGCAACTTCCATATTGCTGGCTATCTGTTCATTCGTTAAGCCGTTACGCGCCCAGCCCTGTAACAGTAAAATCTTTTCTTCTGCTTCCCAGTCTGCATATGTTGTTTTCGCCATTATTTCACCTCCTCATTTTAGAATGTTATTGTCTTTTGCTTTCATGCGCCCATGTGATCGCGTACATATGCCGGCAACTTGTTTGGCTGCGTGTTGGCTAGTGCAATATGTTTGACATAATCCGTCATAGTATATTTCGTTGGCCGTGCATTGGCCTTTCTTATTGTTAAGACATTTTGATTTTGTACATACGATATTCACTAGCTTTTCACCACCTTCACAAAACTTTTTGAAAAATTTTTAATTTCCCTATTGACTACTTGCGGAAACGCAAGTATAATTAAGCCATAAGATACATCACAAAACGCAATTAAGCGAAAAGGAGAAATCAAAATGCTAACACTTAAAGACTTAAACACAACTCAAACATGGAACTTTGAAAACAAAACAGATGCATCCGATTTCATTAGTACAATGAGTTTTGGTTTTGAATGGCAACTAATCGACAATAACACAAACGAAGTTATTGCTTGCCACTACTTTGAATAACAAATAACAAAGGCCGCCTGTGATAGGGCGGCTTTTTTAATTACTCAAAACCGAACACGCCGCACTAAAAGATCATTAGAAACTATGAAGGTGATATCTCTTAAAATAAAAAATGTGCATTATGTTCAGTTTTCAATAATTAAATGTTGCCTTTATACAAAAAATGAGATATATCGCCGTGGATATACCTCATATTCTGATAGTTTTATTCAATTCGTTTGTATGTTCTATACAATACCGGCAATCTATGAAATCGTACAAGTAGTTTGAAATTAGGAAGTACATATTTAACAAGGATTGTATGGCATGTGTTCGTTGAAAGGAATTTTTTGGCGCCGGTACTGTATACAACACGCAAGGGGAACGGCCCAAAGTTCCCCTTGTGTTGCATCATCTAATAGGAGAATTAACGTCAATGGCTTTTAAGCATCATATGACAATATAATTATACTATATATGGCGTTTCCGCCTGTTTCCGATATAGTCCGATTTAGTCCGTCTTATACCGTTTTACCCGTATGCATGCACGCATAATATGTATGGTGCAAATAATAGCCAACTTGTACAAGTCCCGCGGTTTTTAATTCTGCCGCTTGCGACTTTTCTAAATCTGTAAAATACCGCGCATGTTTGGCGCTTTTGCCGTCGATGTATTCGCGTAGCAATAAAATATTCGCCTTCCCTGTGGTGCATGTGTTGATGATATCTGCTGCGGTTTCCCGCTCATCAATCAATGCACCTATTTCTTTGTGTACGGCATCACGCTTGCTTTCTAATCTGATAATCTGTTGTTCTAGTCCGCCCGGTGTTCCACCACCAGTTAGGCGTTCTTTGGAATAATCAACGGCGCCTATGGTTGTAATATCTGATTGTAGATGCTTTAAATCCTCCTTTAGAGAATTAATTTTCATCGTGATCAGTTTGATAGGTTCTAAATATTCTTTTGCTAATTCCCTGTAATCTTTATCCGTCATATTTCCCCCATGTGGTTCATTATCGCATGTTCTTAACTGTTTCCCCTAACATGTTTAAATAGTCCTGTAAATTGGTTTTAATTGCTTCATTTACGATTTGGATATTATCAGTCGTTACATAACTAGCAATTAGCATTTTATACATAGCATCTTTGGTAGGTACTAACACCGCTATTAATGCGCTAATTATAAACGCAATAAACAAGGCAATAATTTTATTTTTGTGCTGTTGCAATAAACTTCGTGCGTTATCATCTATAAAATACGTTACCGTTACACCACCAGCGGCGCAAGCCAAAATCATAAACGCAGCTTGATTTAAAGCATCTATATTATGTAGTACCTCAATCAAATACAAATACATCGGGTTAATAATAGGCATACACATTTCCCCTTTCGCCTATTTGTATCAAAGGGGCGTTTATATTGCCCCTTATCTACTACATCGCAAATAACGATACTAATTTAAATAATGCTACAACCAACGAAAATACCAATGCAGCATCAAATAAAAATTTAATCATGGTTCATTTCCCCGTACTACCAATTCCACCAGCACCGCGCGCCGTTTCGGTTAAAGAATTAACCTCTAACAACTTTAATGCGCCTACTGGTACAAGAATACCCTGTACTAATCTATTGCCCTTTTGAATTAAATACGCATCATCGCTGGTATTGTGTAGTATCGCTTTAATTTCGCCCCTATAATCTGCATCAATCACCCCGAACGAATTCGGAATAATTAACGGCGTTTTACTCATGCTAGATCGTGGCGCCAGCATTAACATATACCCCTTTGGAATTTCTACCGCTAACCCCAAAGAAACATATTGCGTTTGATGCGGTTCTATTACTACGCCTTCTGGCTGGTAAAAGTCCATTCCGGCAGCATCTTCGCTGCCAACTTTCGGCAATAATACACCGGGTAAGCATCGTTTAACCTTGATGATATCCGCATTATATCGCTTATCACCAAACAAGAACCGTTTAATATTGTTGATTACACCCATTTCAAATACCCCTATTTCAATAATTGTTCTAATACGGCGTTTCGCCTATCCATGATACGAACTTCTGCCCGTGGATTTTCTTTATCAATTCCCGCTATGCAGCTTTCACCATAGGAACATATCCATTTATCATCATCTATTACGCCGGCTTTCACCAGTATGTCGCTTGTCGCTTGAAGTAATCCGATTAAATCCGGCCAGCTTCTTTTATTAGGAAGATAATATTTACATTCAACAACCACAATGCCAGATATATGCAGTTTCTTGCCGGCTAATTGCCATAAACAAGCATCTTCATAATCCCTATATGCTTCTGATTGAATATAACCTAACTTATTACCACGTTTTACTATTTGCCCGTGGTTCTTTTTAGTAATCGGGCGACCTTTGAATACTATGTCAATTACGCCCATTTTCTGCTAACCTCACATCGCATTCGTCCGCGCCCGAAACTAACCCCAATAAACCATTACTCCAGCTTGTTGATCCGTTGTTAAAATACCAAACCCGCCCTTTGCTATATTCGGCAAAATACCGCTTATATTCGCCGTATGGCGTTTTTACGATGATAGGTGTATCAACCGGAACCCTTTCCCATTCCACAAACCCCAGTAACGATGCAATAGAATATTTTTCAGTTTTAGGACTTAACCCCAGTACACGGCATGGAATACGCGGGGTATGATCGCGTACCTTAAAATTACCGCCGTTTTCGATAAAATCTGGGTTTACAAAATAGGCATATACCCCGATGATTTTAATATCTCTATACCCTTCTTGATGCATTTGTTCTAATAACCATTTTTGCTCATTCGTCATTTTCCAATTCCCCTTCTAGCATTAATCGTTTCGCTTCTGTTTTGATTAGATACACATTCTTTTCTAAAGTGTTACTGTAGCCGTAAAAAGTTTCTAGCGATACGGCAAATGCGCAAGAACGCTTGTTTCTGTCTTTTCTTCGGTATCTTAAATTGTAATACCCTTCTGTACCTATGCCGCTTTCTGCTAATTCCGGTTTTATGATTTCATCGCCAATAACCACCGTTAATGCACTTTCTAATAAATCGTTATTCATTTGCTACCCTTTCAACTGATATTCAAACATTATTTCCGTTTTCGGCGCATTGATCATCATGATAACGCTATGATGCGCTGGCGATTTTGTATGTTCGCCCGTTTCGCTTATAAACTTAATGCGCTTAGTTGGTACGTATACGCTTATATTTGTTTGACTAAATAATTTATGCCTTTGTACCCCCCCCAGTGTATCTATGGGTAATACCAGCACACAGGGGCGCCCAGTTTCGATGCATCGCGCTATGATTTCATCTTTGTTGCTATACGGCGGGTTAGTGATTAAATAGTCGAATTCATATTCTTTATTCAAAAAGTCATTAATGCCGTATATAGCTAATGGATCATATTCGCTTGTAATAATTTTTGTGAAATTGCTTTTATCTGTATCAAACGGTAATAAGATTTTATCGCCAGCCTTTGGCGGGAATACATCAAGCATCGTTTGAACGGTTTCTATAGGTGTATACCATTCATCGCTTTTACTGCCTTTTATTAATGCCTGTTTCATCGTTTCCACCTTTCAAGATTTAACCCAGCACCAAATAGGCGAGTTCTAACAAATGTATACGATACGCCGTATTTGCTAGCAATTTGTCTTATGCTTAAACCGTCATTGTATAAGGCAATCAATGCGCTTGTTTCAATATCTGGGTATGCCGGTTTTCTTCTTATTTCCTTCCTTAACCCTAGCGCGGCCAATGCTGCATCTGCGGTTTTTCTACCATAGATACAAGCACCCAACGCGAACCAGTTTTCTATATATACCGCACTCATTCGTCCGCCACTTCCTCAACTTCAATTAAACACATAACAGGCGATACAAAAACTTTTGTATCCGTTACCGCATCTTCAAAACCAATGAGTTTTTTTTTACTCAAATCAACATTTGTTATAGCATTTAAAAAATTATAGAATTCGTTTTTACTTCCGCCTTCTTTAAATGTATTGGTGTTGTAAATTCTATTTGATCCATTTTGAAATACTTTTATCCGTAACATATATGCCACTCCTAATATCTACCTATACGCCGCTTGATGCGGTTGTTATTGTCTTTTACATACCCGTACACATCACCCCGGATATCACGGGTTTCTAGTTCCTCTTTTCGGTTGCGGTTGTATTTGGTATAGGTTGCGCATGTACTATGGCAGCCTATTGCCCTAAACTCACAACCTTTACATGGCGGTTTCATTTTTATTCACCTTTAAAAAACACCAGCCAAATTGTTTTCCCGCGCCGTTGCCCTAAAATTGGTTCAGCCGGCAATAGCGGGCGTACTTTTGGCAAGGTTATTTGTTCTTCATTCCATTTAAAAATTAACGTTCCATTTTGTTTGAGTACCCGCCAACATTCCGCAAGGCCTTTTTTTATATCCTCTTTCCAGTCCGGCCCTAGTTTTCCGTATTTCAGTTTTAGAAATGACGTATCACCAGCACTTACCAGATGCGGCGGATCAAACACAACCAAATAAAATGTTTCATTTTCAAATGGCATTTCTCTAAAATCTGCGATTATATCAGGTTTTACGATTAACTTCCTACCGTCGCATAGTGTTGTATTTTCCGTTCGGTTATCCATGTAAACCGTTTCTTTATGGTTTCTATCAAACCAAAACATTTTAGAGCCACAACACGCATCTAATATTTTCATATCGAACCTCAAAACGGAACATTTTCATCGGTCTTATCATCTGCAAAATTATCGAAATTGCTGCCAGCTTCCGCATCATTTAAAGCGGATAAGCCAACAAAACCAGCGATTACTTCCGTAACATATTTCTTTTGGCCGTCTTGCGTTTCGTAACTTCTTGTTTGAATTCTACCTTCTACAAATAAGCGGTTTCCTTTTCTGTAGTTTCCTACTGCTTCGCCTAGCTTGCCCCATGCCACGCAATTTACAAAGGCCGTTTGTTCCTTCGTTTCGTTTGTAGCACTATCAATATATGTATTGCTGGCGGCTACTGTGAACGTTGCCACCGCTCGGCCAGATTGCGTATAACGTACTTCCGGATCACGTGCAAGATTTCCCATTAATTGAACACTATTCATATAATTCCCTTTCTATTTTCTAATTCTATAAGGTAAATTCGCTTAATTTGCCCCTTCTACTATTTCGCCCTTATGATTTATCATCGACGGCTTAAAACTCCCATACAACGCATTTAAATGATTTTTTGCGGTGTAAACAATTCATCTAGTGTTAAATTTGTTTGTAGTTCGTCATTGATAAACTTTTTAATGGCTAACATTTCGGTTAATCTAAAGTCGAATTCGCCTCGTTCGTGTTTCTTGTACGTTTCACGTCCTACGCCAACCATTACGGCCATATCTTTTTGTGTATATCCTAGTAATTTCCTACATTCGATTAACTTAGGAAACACATTATACTTTTCATTCATTCCAGCACCCCCAAAATTAACGCTTTCCCTTCTTTTGAAATATCCGCCTTTTTAACCATGCTTTTTAGGTCTATAGGCTCGTACTTTTCAACCTCAACCAAATGGCCGTTATCTAGCATTTTAATTTCTGTTTGTTTCGGCATATTAAGTTCTGCACGCTTCCGCGCTTCCATTAATAAGCCGTTACTTTTAATGCTTTCCGCAATTTCCATGTTCTTTTGTTCTCGTGCTGCCAGTTGTTCATAAGCCTTACAAAACTGGCTCATTGCGGCGCTTTCGTTGTAGCTTTGGCAATTTCTTGGATCAAAGAAACGCCATACAGTTTTAGCCGCCAATCTTGTAATGCCTTCCAGTTCATCAAGGCCTTTTTCATACCCTACTTGACTGGCTTTCTTGCGCACGATTTCCCATGCATCTTGCGCTATTAGCCGTTCTTGCTTTCCGTTCACATATCCGGAAATTTCCGCCGCTTTCTTGCGAATGGTTGCAACAGATGGAATGAATTCACATGTATTAATGCATTGCTTGATTGCTTCGGCCAATGTTACCGGGTTAATATCTTCCAGCATGTAGGCGTACATTTGAACTTTTGAACTATCGAATTTGTCATATATCAATAGTTGGCCCGTAGCTTTCAACGTTTCCGGTTTCATCTGTTCCCCTTTCTACCGCATCAATCAATGCGTTTAGTTCTGCAACCTTTCGTTCTGTATCCGTCAATGCTGCCATTTCGTTTGAATTAAGATATGTATCAAAATGGCTTGGCGCAAATAACGTTTTAGGTGTTAGATACTTTTCTAACTTTGTACCTTGCCATTCACGGCATTTCTTATCAATCACCGTTTTAAAATCATCAACGGTATAACCTTCTTTTAATCGTGATCTAATCGCCTGTACATATGGTTTAGTTGTAGGCTTAAATTTTGAACCAGTTTTAAGATTAAGATATTCGATAATTTCAAAGTGAGATTTATCCACATCGTCATGTGAAACATGACATAGTGTTTCTATTCTATTCTCTTCTTCTCTTATCTTATCTATTCTTATCTGTGTATCCGGATTGTATCCATTTTGTATACATTTTGTATCCATGTAGGTATTATCTGGGTTTATCGGCGGTTCAACTACTTCATACACCTTGTTTTTTAACTCTACGCGTTTGGCTTCTGGCAATTCAGATTTTGAGTATCTATCACTTTGTACATAGTTATGTATCCGCCAATGTCTAATGACAATAACACCCGTTTCAAAACCAATCACAAAACCTTTAGCAATAAGGAGTTTTAAATCATCGTCTTTACACCCGGTAATACGCATGATGCTTTTCGGTGATTGAATAAAGCCGTCATCGTCCGCACGTAGCAGCAAATGGAAATAAAGGCATTGTGTACTTTGGGGCATGTCTAAAAAGTTATCGGTATCAATAATTTTTTTAGACATCATTCTTCGTTCTGCCATTTAATACCCTCGTTCCTTTCTTTCAATACTTCGCGTATTTTCTTAGCATCTACTCCGTGCGCCTTTGTATGGCAATCACGGCATAGGCAAGCTAGATTACTAAGATTTGATAACCCGCCATGTGATCTAAACTCTATGTGATGTACTTCGGTTGCCATTGCGCCACATAGTACGCATAGGCCTTCGTCGCGTTCATACGCCCATTTTCTAGTACGGGCGTACAACACGTTATCTTGTTTCTTTCGTTTGTTCATTTCCCCATTCCTGTATTAACGAATTAATGTAATCGTTGCTTTCAATCGGTATGTTTAATTGGTTGCACTCATCTATAAGTGCATCAATCAAACGCCGCATTTCGTCTACTGTGTAAACGCTGCTTCCGTGATAAGCGCGAACGATTGTATAACCTTCCGTTTTGGCTGGGCCGGCATCTTCTGCATGCCAGCCTAGCCCGTGGCCGTGCCAAATTTCTATAAATCGCCCTACGGCATCGTTTTTTATTGGTATGTATGTAAAGGTACCAGCTTCTTGAATAACGCGCTTATATACGTCATTTTTTGAAATGTAGGCGTTTTTTGAAAGTTCATGTGCTATCTTTTCACACAATACCCACGCATACGCGTTGGCGTTTAATGAACGGCGTTTTACCTTCTTTTTGATTTCAACGATATATTCTGCTTCCGGATCTAACTTATTTAACGCTTCATCTTTCGGCGCGGGTATCAAAATATTCCAGCCAATCGACTTTATTAAGTTGATACCCTTTGTTACCCATTTCATTATTCGGCGCCCTGTTGTTCAATAAGTTTCTTTAACCAATCAAGCGCCGCAACCATTTCAAACGCATCCAAAAGCGCTAACCGTGGTTTTTTAAATTCTGTTGCTATATACTTTGTTATTTCTGCTGGCGGTACATTGTTTTCTTTCGCAAGTTTACAAAATTCATCGTATCCAGCAACATGCGTTTCTTTTGGTTTTGTTTCTTTAGTAGGCGCTACACTTCCGCCCATTGTATATCGCACGCTTCCTTTACTATCAACTATGGTTAATTTATTGATATTTCGATTTTCGTCATATTCAATTTCTTTAACCGTGAATTTTGCATATGATTTAGGCTTTCCGTCTTTCCCTGTACACCATTCGCCTTTTTGTAAATTGATATAGGTAAACGGTGCGGAATATAATTCTCGGCCAATGCCCCAGTTAAAGCATGCACGCTTGAAACTATCCGATGCTTGGCCTTTTTCTTTTTCCGTGTTGCTTTCTGTGCCAACATCGGACTTGCCAACCCATTCCCCGGTATGTTCGTTATAAATCGAAACCGTGCAATATAATCTATCGCCAATGATCGTATGTTCACGTTTCCAATTCATTGCCCCTACAACTTCATCAAGTAGGCGCATATCAACGCGTGCATCTTTGTATAGCAGCACTACCGCGCCAACGTTTCCGTTCTTTTCGTTTAATGATTGAATACGGCAATCTATCTCATTTGCTTTAAGTGTTCTAAATTCCATATTTCACCGCCTACTTAATATAGAAATTCATGTTTGTTTGAATATATGCGCCGTCTACTGTTTCGCCAGCTTTAATGGCTTTTTTAATAGCAGTTTTATCGGCTTTAATTTCAACTTTTGTAAAGTCCGCCGGAATTACATCAAGATTTATAATTTCAACGCTTTCA